CAATTTGCTCAGTATCAGATCGATGATCACAAGCGTTACTCAATGCGTGAATTCATTTCTGAATACAGCGAGTTTCAATACGATTTCATCTCACTTGCTCAACAAAGATTTGTTTCTGTACCTGAAATCGACTTGAGAACCATGATTCAAAATTTCGGTGACTGGTACTTTGCAAACGAATCAAGTTCGTTGAATACACCAAGCATCTGGTTGGTTAAGTGGTTCTCTTGGGTTCAAAACAACGAGAAACAAGTTGCTGCAAACCGCAAGAAACAAGAGCAAATCACTTCAACCGGTCAAAAACCACAAGAGTCGGGTTACTTCGCTAATCTTTTTGAAGAACAGAGCGAATCTCAAATCGTGGATGTAACCCCAGCAAAAAAGCTTCCAATGATTGAGGAGGTAGGTCATGCATGAGATTACCTTGAACGAAGTGCGTCAATTAATCGCTTCTCTTCGCACTGTTTACGCTGCTCAGTTCAATAAGCAATTTCCAGCAACAGGCGAAAGTGCAATTCCTCTGTCAGTTGTTGAGCAAATCGCACTTAAAACACTGGTTGGCGTTCAACAAAACCAATTTAACAACGCACTTGCTCGATTACTTACAGCAGGTGGGCGTTTTATGCCGTCATTTGCAGAGTTTCGCACCTGGTGTATTGGTGAAAGTTGGATGTCTCCAGAAGAAGCTTGGTCTCGAGCATGTAAGTTTACTGCTGATCGTTCGGTGGTTATTACACAAATTACAAAGTATGCATTAGACGAAGTTATGTACTTGATCGAAGCCGGTCAAATGCGAGCAGCTCAAGATAATTTCTTCGGAACCTACAACGTGATGGTGGCTAAAGCTCAGTTAAAAGGCCGTCAGCAAGAGTTTTACACTCCACCGCTACAACTAGAGCATAAAGAACCTGAACACACCCCAGTAAGCAATGACGAAGCGCAAAAGCATCTCCAATCATTGATGGAACGTTTAAAAATCAATGGTCGTAAACCTGCACCAGTACAAAAGCTTAAGGCTAAGGAAAAAGAGCCAGAACTCAAACAAGAGCTAGGTCCAGATCCTTTTGACAATCCGCACGAATACGCAGAGATGTGCCGTCGTGAAGGTATGCCAATTCCTAGAAATATTCTTAAGTTAATTGAAGGGGCGAATGTATGAGCCATTTCCAAGATAAGCATGTGATTCATGTTGATGAACAAAATCAAGTTATCAAGTTCACACGTAGAAATGAGATTGTGGAGTGTGATCACGGGCGTATTCAAATATCAAAGGAAGATAATGAGATCCTTTGTATGGACTGCAAAACAAAACTTAATCCAGTTTTATGGATTGCCAAATATTTAGACCAATTGAATCAAGTCACCCAACGTAATAACAGAATGCTGGCAGAGGTCCGTGAAATACAGGCAAAGCTTGAAAAGAAAAATAAGTTTATGTGCAAACACTGCCATGAAGTAAACACTATTGATTTTAAGAAGCTTCCTTCACAAGCAGCTGTAGTGCGCGGTATGACCGTAATTGATCAAGAGTTTGACGGTATGAAAGTGGAGCATAGCCGATGAAGTTAACTAAACAGCAACGTGCTGAGCTAAAACAAAAGTTTGGTGGCCATTGTGCCTACTGCGGGGAATTACTGGGTGAAAAGTGGCATGCAGACCATATCGAAGCGGTGAAACGAGATTTAATACATGTTGGTGGCGGGAAGTTAATTACGGGTGAAATGACTAGACCGCAAAACGATACCATAGAAAATATGAATCCTGCTTGTATCCCTTGTAATACAAATAAATCGTCAATGCCGCTGGAAGGGTGGCGAAAAATGCTTACACATTACCGTGATGTGCAGTTACTACGCGATAGCACGCATGCTCGTCATTTACTTCGATTTGGACTGATTGAAATTAAATCCGAGCCTGTAAAGTTCTTCTTTGAGACCTACGCTAATTGCAAAGTGGAGGATGTGTGATGGAAGAGTTTGAGCAGTGGTACTTAGATACATATTACAAGCCTTATGGTTTTGTTCCGCCCGCTAATCTATTTGAACGCTATGAAGATACGTACATTAGAGAAAATGTTTATCAACACAACCTTGTATGGCAGCACCTGCAAGCGAAAGTAGTGGAATTGCAAAAGCGTTTAGATGGGGCATTAAAGGAGACTCAATATGCTTTGCAGTATGTTGAAGGGGACATGCGCGGCAATCATGAATTTCAACAAATGTCAATGATTCGAACCTTTAAAGCTTTAGAGCAAGTGCTCAATGGTGGTGAGCCTAAATGACATCAATGAGCCTTGCTGATTACCGAAAGTTATTTCCGATAAAGAAAAATAAAAAGCGGCGTTCAGCAAAGCAAGTTGCCAGACAACCAAGTGTGGGTGAAATGGTTCTGGCAACGCATTTAAGAGCATGCAAGATTGGTTTTGAACAGGAATATAAGTTCCATCCTGATCGTAAATGGAGAGCAGATTTTTTAATAACGGGTACAAAGATTTTGATTGAGGTGGAAGGCGGGATCTGGAGTGGAGGCCGTCATACAAGGGGCAAAGGCTATATAGGGGATATGGAGAAATACAACTCCGCAGCAATGATGGGTTTTACAGTTTTACGGTTCAGCACAGAGCAAGTTAAGTCCGGTATGGCATTAAAGCAAATTGAATTATTAATTAAGGGTAAATAGGAAGGCGATTATGTTGGTTGAAAAGTTTGATTTTATTGAGTTACTTCGCCTTGCTATTGCTCAAGGCAAAGCTGAAGGAAAGAAAATTTCGAAAGATGTAGTTTTAGGTGAATTAGCGCTGTTATCGCCAGCTGCAAAGCTTTGGGCCACTGTCTTGATTGAAAAGGTTGATTTTGAGCGAATCGCAATAATTACCCCAGCACAAAAACAGACTGAAACTTTTTACAGTAAGTATGACTTTAATTTTCAAACCGAACGCCGTATTGAAGATATTCCGGGTAAGGTTGAGTTTGTTCGTGGTGAGATTAAATCAGGTAATTTTTTCCGAGCGCGAAATAAATTAGCGGTAGAGATTCATAAAGAAATGGTAAAGAAAAAATTTACCCCTACTAATGCCCAAGGTGATCTTACTAATCTGGCAAAAGGTATGGCTGAGATTATTTTGCGTGGCCATGTTTTTGTTAAAGCTATGTGTGGAGCATGCCAAGGAATAGGAAAACTTGAAACTTTTAATTCAAAGGGTTTTCCTGATGGGGCAAGGTTTTGTGAAAAATGTAATGGTACTGGTAAGCGACCATATACGTTAAATGAAAAAATGAAAATTGCAGGTATTGTTGCCACCAAGACTGCATATATAAAAAGCTATCAGAAGTTTGAGTTATTTGGAGAATCTATTGTTGCAGAATGGGAAAATGAAATTAGATCGCGTATTTCTCGATCATTCCGTTTTGAACTTCCTGATAGTCAAGAAACTTACGCTTGACAGTTGGGTATACACTTGAGTATAAAGATTTCTAAAATGGGCGAAATGTAAAGTAATCGCCAGAATGAATTTAAGAGCTCGCCAATCGGTGGGCTTTTTTATTTTGTGCTATAGTCCAGTCTAATTAAAATCTGGTACTTAAAATGAATATCTGTGTTGGTGGTGAACTTGACGGGCAAAAGATTGAAAAAGAAGGGCGATTGTTAAAAGCTTCAGATATCGACCCATCTTTTAAAACTGAGTACTACAAGCAAGTTTTTAACCGCGACAATACGGTGTTCCATTTCTGGTTGCCAATTGGATCTGACTTACATGATATGTCTGAGAAAGTTCTAAATATCATTAGATCACCTAAAAACTAGTTTTATCGTTTGCCGGACGTATTACGGCACAAACGGCCCCGCTAAATATCGATTATTGGCGGGGTTTTTTATTAAATTTTAATTGAATTTGCTAAGGATAAAGATGTATAAAGATATTATAAAATCCAATAATTATATTATTAATTCAATAATTTATTTAAAATTAAATTAATCGAATTTAAACAATATTTACTTAG